ATATTCTTTCTTTATGTCAAATGTTAGTTTAGAAGTATTAGGTCAAATTCAATATGCTTTTCAAAATGAGAAGTATGATGACTTAGAAAAACTTGGGTTTTTATATAGTGATCTTGATACAGATTATAAAACTAATTCGAGCATGTGGGAAGGTTCTGAATTTGATGATAGTAAAGTGAAAAAAGTAGGTGGGTATTGGACATATCCTGCGTATACAACAGAATTTGGTATTGAAGTTCCTATAAAAACAACTTATACGGCTTCAACTAAAAGAGATTGGAATCCACGTGGTTATAGTGATGGCTCAAGAATGGAATACCCTGAATGGTTGATTACACTTGAAAGAAAAGTTAATAGTCAATTAATTGGTACAGTTGTTTATCCATCAGTTTATGAACATAAAGCAGATTTAGCTTTATTAACATACGATGAAATGGTAGCATTAGCATTTGTTAATTTACATAGAGAAGAGTCTAAAGATTATAACTTTGTACAGTTAGCAAAAGGTGATGTGGCTGCTGCAAAAGAGATATATTCAAAAAATCATCACACAAATCCAGACGCAAAGACGTTAGCACGCATGGAATTATTCTTCCAAATTCATTAAAGGAAGTCTTGTTTTATATAAATAAGTCTATATAACAAGGAAACATTATGGCAAAACCCAATTCAAGATCGACATTACAAGACCATTGCTTAAGAGCTTTAGGTGCACCTGTCATTGAAATTAATGTAGACGAAGATCAATTAGAAGATCGTACTGACGATGCATTACAATTCTATCAAGAATACCATTCTGACGGTGTAATCCGCGAATATCTTAAGCACGAGCTTACTGCAACTGATATAACGAATAGTTATATTACTGTTTCTGATGCTGTGACATCAGTTGTGCGTATGTTAAAAATTACCGGTCAAACTGGTTCTGCATTATTTGATATGGGTTATCATATGAGATTAAATGATATATTCATGTTGCAAGGTTTAGGTACTCAAATGCAAGAATACATACAATCACAACAAAAGTTATCATTAGTTGACCATAGATTAAATAGTGAAGAGCATATAAGATTTAGTAGACATATGAATAGAGTTCATATGGATCAGGGATTTGGTGATTTGTCAGCTGGCGAGTTTATTGTATTAGAGGTATTTACTATTATAGGTCCAGACACTTATACAGATGTATATAACGATCATTATTTAAAGAAATATCTTACAGCATTAATTAAGCGCCAATGGGGTGCAAATATGATGAAGTTTGAAGGTTTTCAATTGCCAGGTGGAATAACAATGAATGGACGTCAGATATATGAAGACGCCATCGAAGAAATTCAGGGGTTAGAAGAAGAAGCAAGGCTAATATGGGCTATGCCAGACAATTTTTTAATGGGGTAATTAATGGCTACATCAGTATATTTTTCGGGTGCTGTAAAATCTGAACAGGACTTGTATGAAGATCTCGTAACAGAGAGCATTAAAATATTTGGACAAGACGTGGTATATTTGCCACGCACACGTCTATCAGAAGATGCTTTACTCAATGAAGAATGGAGTGAATTTACTCAAGCCTATCCAATAGAAATGTATTTAGAAAACGCTGAAGGTTTTGAAGGCGATGGTAACCTATTAGGTAAATTCGGTTTAGAGATTCGCGATCAAGCAAACTTTGTAGTTACTAAACGTCGCTGGGATAATGTTGTAGGTATAAATGTAAATGATACTAATCTAGGTTATACTGAAAAAGGTATGCCTGCAGAAGGTGATCTCATTTATATGACAATGACAGGCAGATTATTCGAAATACGTTATGTAGAACCTAAATCACCTTTCTACCAATTAGCAGATCTTCCAAGCTATACAATGACTGCTGAATTATTTGAATATAATGACCAACATTTTGATACTGGTTGGGACGAGATTGATAAGATTGAATGGGATAATGCTACATCATATAGTTATGTTTTAACTACTAGTACAGACACATATACTCTTGGGGAGAAAGTTACACAATGGACAGGTTCTAATGATAGTGCTTCTCCAGCTGTACCAATTAATGTTGAAGGTTATGTTGCTGGATGGGATGGTGATAATAATAGAATAACAATTATATCTCCACATCAAAGTACAAATGGTGATGGCACATTTATGGCATTCTCTGTACAAGCGGCCGCTAATAGGAAACTTGTAGGTTCTGAATCTGGCACATCGTTAAATATTGTAACTGATGAGAGTGGTACTACGAAGACATTCTATAACCAAGATGAATTTGCTGATAATGATGAATTCGAATTAGCTGGTGATGATGTTATAGACTTCACTGAATCTAATCCATTTGGAGATCCATAATGTTTGCTAATCATTTCTATAATGAAAGTACAAGACGTATGGTATCTGTATTTGGATCAATCTTTAATGACTTACAAGTTGTTAAAAAAGATGCAGCAGGTAAAGTATTACAAAAAATTCAAGTGCCTCTTGGATATTCACCAAGAAAAAAGGTACTTGCACGTTTAAACGAACAAACAAGCGATCCAAAGCTAGCGATTAAATTACCAAGACTAGCATTTGAAATATCTTCTATGGACTATGATCCAGCTGCACGTGTATCAAAGCATAAGAATTTCACAAAGGTTGTAACAGGTGATACATTACAATTACACAAACTTGGTGCACCAGCCGTATATAAGGTTGGATTTGAATTAAATATTATGGCTTCGACACAAGATGAAGCACTACAACTATTAGAACAGATTCTACCAATGTTCCAACCGGAATATACGGTAACAATAAAAGATATCCCAACGTTGGATATCAAAACAGATACTCCGATAATTTTAACGAGTATCGCCTTAAATGATGATTATGAGGGTGATTTAGTTACGAGAAGAGCTATTATTTATACTCTAGGTTTTGAAACTCGTATTCGTTATTATAGAGGTCTTACTAAGAGCAAGCAAATTCTCCAAACAGAAGTTGATTATTCAGGGAATGTTGATCCGACAACTCATAAATTTGAGACACAAAAGATAGTAGGTACAACTACTAGTGATGGTGCTGGTGGCTTTAAAGAGCCATACACCGAAACGATTAACTTTTTTGACGTAGAAGACTAGAGGAGAATTAAATGTTTAGATTTAACGCACGATTAGTAAGAGTCGTCGATGGTGATACCATTGACGCAGATATAGAATTAGGTTTTTCTGTATTCATGAGGGATAGAATCCGTTTAATGGGTATAGATACACCTGAGAGTAGAACAAGAAATTTGGCAGAGAAGTCATGGGGACTTGCTGCTAAACATAGATTAATTGAATTATTGGCAGAAGCTGATGGTAATTTTACTCTAGTAACCGAAGATATGGAGAAAGGTAAATTCGGAAGAGTACTTGGTACGATTGAGGTAAATGGCAAAGATGCTAACCAAAGTCTTATCGAAGAGAACTTAGCAATACCATACGAAGGCGGCAATAAAGATGAAAGCCGAACGAAGCATGGTGTAATGGAATTATGGAATACATATTATGAGAACCCACAAGAACACGAAGATGACCATGAACATGGAGACGAAAATCCAGAAGCACACATCGACTGGCACGAAAAGTAAAGTTGAATCTGACTATCAAAAAGTTAGAAGACAATTTTATGACTTAGCAGAGCAAGGTGACGAAGCTATAGAGCTTATGTTAGATCTTGCTCGCGAGTCTGAGCATCCACGAGCATTTGAAGTACTTGGTCAATTAATTAAAAATAATGCTGAAATAGGCGAAAAGATTCTTAAACTCCATAAGAGTAAAAAGGAACAAGATAAAGATGAAACTCTTGCTCTTAATGGAAATACAAACAACAACGTTTTTATAGGCTCAACAGCTGAGCTGCAAAAGATGTTGCGTGATGAAAAGGTAATAGAAACAGAACCGGACTTATTTGATAAATGAGAGAGACTAATTACTTAGGCAATCCTAATGTTAGGGGTGCCGATGTAGAACATCCTTGGACTAAAGAGGAATTAAAAGAATACAAGAAATGTTTAGATAATCCTGAATATTTCGCAAAAGAGTATTGTAAAATAATCCACCTCGATAAAGGTTTAATACCCTTTGATCTATACCCATATCAAGAGAAAATGTTTGAATCATTTACGGCTCATCGCTTTAATATAGTCTTAGCATGTCGTCAAAGTGGTAAATCTATTGCTGTGGTTGCGTATCTTTTATGGTATGCTATATTCAAAGGAGAACAAGTTGTAGGTGTACTTGCGAATAAGGAAGCAATCGCAAGGGAAATGTTAGCACGTATTACACTTATGTTAGAAAATCTACCATTCTTTTTACAACCTGGGTGTACTGCACTCAATAAGAAGTCTATAGGCTTTTCAAATAATAGTAGAATTATTGCGGCCGCAACATCATCAAGCTCTATTCGTGGTATGTCACTTAACTTAGTATACCTCGATGAGTTTGCATTCGTAGATAATGCTGCTGAATTTTATACTTCAACATATCCAGTTATCTCATCTGGTAAAACATCTAAAATTATTATCACATCTACGGCCAATGGTATTGGTAATATGTATCATAAACTATATGAAGGTGCTTTACAAGGAACAAATGAATTTACACCAACTCGAGTGGATTGGTGGGATGTACCAGGAAGAGATGAAGAATGGAAGAAGATGACCATTGAGAATACATCTGAACTTCAGTTTGATCAAGAATTTGGCAATTCATTCCATGGTACAGGAAATACTTTAATATCTGCTGATGTATTACTAGCATTAAGAGCTACAAACCCACATGAAATCTTTAATAGCGTTAAAATCTTTGACCATCCAGAAGAAGGGCATAATTATCTTATGTTTGTTGATGTATCTCGAGGCAGAGGACAAGACTATTCTACATTTACTGTAATAGATGTGAGCGTAAACCCATTCGTACAAGTATGTACATATCGCGATAATATGATAAGTCCATTGTTATTTCCTGATCTATTATACAAATATGCTACACATTATAACGAGGCTCATGTTGTGGTTGAATCGAACGATGCTGGACAAGTAGTATGTAATGGTTTATATTATGATTTAGAATATGAGAATGTATTTGTAGAGAGTATGATTAAAGCTAATGCAATTGGTGTTACGATGACAACTAAAGTTAAACGAATTGGATGTTCGAATATAAGAGATATTATGACACAAAAGAAATTAATCATAAAAGATGAAGAAACTATAAGGGAAATGAGTACATTTGTAGCAAAAGGTAGATCTTATCAAGCAGATCATAATTCACATGACGATCTCATGATGAATTTAGTAATGTTTGGATGGTTCACATCTACTCCGTTCTTTGCAGAATCAACTGATATTAACATGAAAAATCTATTATATAAACAAAAAGTACAGCAATTAGAAGATGAAGTTATACCTGTAGGTATTATGCCTCAAGCTGCTGAAGATAATCATCCATTCGGGGCAGGTTGGGAAACTTATAAACATTAGTTGTTATAAATAAGTATATTGAGAAAATTCGTATTATGATAAATCTTATAATTAACATGAAGGAGTTTAGATGGCTAATCTAGTTTCGCCTGGAGTACAGGTAAAAGAAATCGATTTGACCAATGTCGTTCCGTCAGTATCATCAACAATTGGAGGCATGGCCGGTGCGTTTACGTGGGGTCCAGCCGATGAAATTGTTACTGTTACATCGGAAACTCAATTGGTTGAGAA